CCAGAACCTGAAGGAGAGTTAGGAGTAAAGCCACCGTTGGCTGAACCACCACCGCCACCTGTATTAGCAGTACCGTTTGTTCCATAAGAGTTGCTGCCTGATTGGTTTCCACCACCGGCTCCACCACCACCAGTTCCACCTGTAGATCGAGATGAACTATTATCTGTAGATCCACCACCGCCGCCTGCATAAGATGTTGCAGTTCCAGTAATTGAGTTAGAAACTCCAGCACCGCCATTACCGCCAACAGTTGTTGTTGCAGTCTGACCTACTGCGCCAGCGCCACCACCACCGCCGCCTGAATCTGCAACCGCGCCATTGGCACCATTACCACCGGCATAACCTTGGCTTGTAGTTGCTGTACCGCCGGTTTGGTTGACTGCACCGCCACCGCCAGAACCGCCATCACCACCAGGAATTCCACCATTACCACCGCCACCGCCACCGCCGGCTGAAGTAACCGTGGAGAATACAGAGTTTGAACCAGTATTACCTCGACCTCGAGCTGTACTAGATGCGCCACCAGCGCCAATAGTTATTGTGTAATTAGTCCCAGCAGAACAAGTAAGTGCTGTTTCTAGTGATCCGCCACCGCCGGTTGCGCTAACTGATGAACGAAGTCCACCAGCACCACCGCCGCCGCCGCCATTGGCCGCAATACCACCAGCGCCACCGCCGGCTACTACTAAGAAATCAACCGAGAATGTGCGTGGATAATTCTGGGATGCAATTATTCCAAGGATTGGAGTCATTATGCAATGTCACCAACGACTGTAAATACATCGCTCGCTGTGCAAATAATTGTGCAAGCAGAATAACGCGCTCTTAGAATTGGGGCAGCGGCACTAGCGCCAGTAGATGTAATAGTTACGCCTGCACCTGCTGCAAATGAAGTTAAGCCAACACCGATTGACTGAACATTAATCTGATTGCCTGCTACGAATACTGAAGGCGGGATTGTTACAGTCACGGCAGATGCGTTGGAAGTAGTAACTAACTTTGCGCTATCAGCTGCGACCAGCGTGTAAGTAGTTCCTGTTTGGGCGTTAAATGCCAGGGTAGTGTCATCTTGTTCTATCCAGGAAAAGTCTAAATCTGTGTTTGAAGCCTTTGAAAGTACCTGGCCGGTAGTGCCGCCCTTGAGGTCGACCATAGCTGTATCAATATCTTGGCCTAGTGCAGCGATAGCGGTTGCGCCATCCTTTACTAGATCGGTTGACTGAGGAATATCCCAGCCAAAGTTAGTTGTGGTTGTTGCCATTAGGCTACGACTCCTATCGCGTTAATCCATGTAAGGGTTGGACTTAGGGTGTTCCAAGTCTCTGCTGCATTTACCTGCTCCCATTTTACCGCAATTTGGGAGAAGTTTATTGGAGAAGCGTTGAAAGTCACGCTTAGGTTATTGAGGCTGGCTCTGAATGTCCAGCCCTCGACGTAACCCTGAAATGAACCATCGCTAATATTGCCTGGAAGATTCTGAATCCAGACAGGCTGCCCTAAGAATATATTTATAAGGGCATCTCTGTCGGCATTATCGATTTCTGGGTTTCCAAGCACGAAGGTAATACTTTGGAACTTAGGATATGGGTTGGCTCTTAGCTCGATATAGCGATCTGCCAATGCTTCGGCATCTACGGTTTTCTTGATTCGAGAAGTAAAAGACTCTCCATAAGTGCCATAAAGAGACTGGCTAGTTAAATCCTCAGCCACATAGGATTGGTTGCCATTGTTATCGTAAATAATATTAAAGTAATTTCTTAGGTCTCCGGCTCGAGTAGTGGCAGCTAGTCCTAGTCCATTGGCATGGTTAGCATCCAAGGTTGTGTAACCATTGGCTGCTAAGTAATCCTGTCGATGAGTCTGGTCTGCATAGCCGATATTGCCGTTGGCATCCTCATATAGAACGCCAAAAGCCGAATTAGCGATTTCTGTGCAAAGTGAATAAAGGTCTGTTTTGCTAGATGATCGTGCGATGAGTTCATAATCGCCTGGTTGGTCAATATCACCAAGGCCGATATTTACCGCATTAGCCCATGTCTCTGTCGGGTTATAAGTAGCCCATGTCTGTGCTGCTGGTACTTCATTCCATTGACCTAGAAGGTACCCTGAAAGCAATGTATAAATCTGGTCTCCGTCAAAGTCTTGGGACAAGATTCCGTTATCGATAATCTTAGGCAACTTAGATAATGCCCCCAAAGCCGTTATCGTAGCGGCGGTGGTATATCCAAGATCACCGGCTCGATTTACGGCAATAGTAAAGTCTGATATCAAACCGCCAAAGATAGGCACATAAGTACCAACTGAGTTAGTTACTTCTACAGTCAAGCTAGTGCCTACGGTAAAGTTATAACTTGAATTATTAAAATTTATTAATTGTAATTGGCAGTAGCCAGCAATAGGCTGGACATTGATATCGGTTCTGCCTGAAGTAATTGTAAGGTTGGCAATAGTTACATCTGTAACTTCAACGCTATCGACTAGGACTTTATAGGAAGGGGTATAGGCGGTCATACGAATACGAGTCCTGAGCCACCGAGAGTTCCTCGAGCTGAGGAATCGTTAAGAAGTCCTACAATCTGGCGAGCGGTTGATTCGCTGTCTATTGCCCCGTTAACTGTAATATTAGTAGTTCCTGAACTTGCTGCAATATAGCGTGGAAGGTTAGGGGTCTGTAATTGCGGGCTTGGGGTAACAGGAGCCGATGGAGATGTGGCGCCTGTAGGGAATGACGCACCAGATATAAAGTTGCCTACTGCTGAACCAGCACCCTTGATAGCATCGAGGATTCCTGTAATAGTGTCATAAATCTTTGTAATCTTTGTGACGAAAGTAGCAAAAGTGTCAATGACGCCTTCTAGGATTTTACCAAGAGCTTTGAAAGCTAATCCTAATGTTTGACCAATAGCCGGTGCTACATAAGTTACTACGAAGTCTGTGATGTTCTTGAGAAGGTTGAAGAACGGGCGTAGCTCGTCATTGTTAGAAGCTAGGGAATCTCTGACTGAGTTAAAGGCAGATCGTAGGCCATTAATAATTGGCTGGATAACCTTCATGACCGGAGCAAGTTTATCGCCTAGGTTAGAAGTAAAGTCCTGAATCGCAGGGATTACATTCTTAACTAGAATCTCGACCATAGGAGTAATGGCATCGAGGATATAAGCTCCTACTGTTTCCTTGCCTTCGTCAAAGGCTACTGTAAGGCGTGCTAACTTTCCTTGGAATGTGTCTGCTTGTTTAGTGGCTTGGTTCTCGAAAGTACCAGATAGTTTTGCTGTTATCTGGTCGAATGAAAGTGTGGCTAGTTCAGCCTTAGTAAGTCCTACACCTAAGCGGCTAAGGCCTGCTAGGTTGCCTTCCTGCGCCTTTGAGAGGCTTTCTGTGACTGCCTGAAGAGACTTGCCACTACCAGCCGCAATATCGAGTGCAAGGGTCTGTAGTTGCTGAGCCTTGTCTAAATCTTTAGTGGCTCGAGTTAAACGATCTAGCGATGGGCGAAGCTCGTCATCGGCTACGCCTGTGGCTAAAGAAGTCTGAAGGATGTATTCCTCTGTAGAGGCTATCTGAGCATCGGTTGCCTTAGTTACATTGCGAAGAGTGTTGGCTAACTTTGCCTGGGCTGCTTCATCCTCGATGGCTGACTTAACGCCATCGATGGCTAACTTACCTGCATAGGCTACTGCTGCTGCGCCCGCTGCTGCAAAGGCTGCTCCTGCTATCTTGCCAAACTTAGCGACCTTATCGCCGAAAGTAGCGACATCTTTATCTGCCTTGTCGAGGTTCTTAGTAAAGTTATCAACATCGGCAAGCAGCTTGAGCGTTAATGCTCTTGTACCTGTTGCCATTATGTCCACTCCTTAAGAATCTTGTCGAATGATTCAGTCCATCTTGCCACGATCTGCGGTTGAATCTTGCGGAGCGTTGGATAGATAAACCAACCCTTAGAGCCTCGACCTTCACGGCCTGACCATACGGGGAACTGCCTAAACTAATTAGAACCGAATTCTGAACCGCCCCAGATATCTCGAGTGGTTGCCCCACCTGAGAACTTCTGAGAAGCGAATCCATAAGTAATCTCGCCAATACGGCTGGACTTCTTAACGCGAGAACCCTGAGCGATTCGGCCTGCGACCTTGCTGCTCTGGATTGAGTTAGCCTTCTGGATAACTTCATCTCGAGCGAACTCAGCTAGTGCGCCTGACTGGCGCTTGGCTTCATCGTTAGCTTCCTCACTCATATTCTTAAGAGCCTTGAATACCATGCGAAGTTCCGTCTTATCGAAGGCGACTAATTCATCTGCCACGATTACGCTCCTCTAGTACTTCAATAGCTGTAAGAATATCCTCGGCACTTTGCCAATGATCCATAGGAATCTGTGTAGCTAGTGCCAGTTCAACTAAGAGTCGGCTTACGCTTCCTCTTGGATGACTTTTGGGTCTCCTTCACCTACTTCAACATCGTCAACAGATTCCATCCATTGATCTAATGTCTTAGTCGGCTTACCGCCTGCTTCACGCTTCATGGCACTATGTGCTACATAAAGAATGTCCCACATTCCGCCGAACTGGGAGATGACCTTCTTAGTTGCCATTTCCCAGCGGGCGTAATCTGGCGGGCGAACCATGTAATTGGTTTCGGTTCCGTCTGTGTATTTAATTGTTATTAGTTGCTGCATTGTTTGCTCCCGTTTCTATTCTCTAGGAGAAAGTCTCTACGACTGCACCCTTAGATACCTTGAATGTAAAGTCTACAGTCTGTGCATCTGTTCCGGCTCCGCCTGCTGTTGGAAATTCAGGCATAATTGGGAAGACGAACTGAGCGCCTGTAGCTGCTGTGAGTGTAACGCTGATGTCTGTATCTGGCGCTGTCTCAGCTGCTGCCCATAGAGCTTCGCAGACTGAGTTAGCCTTGCCCCAGTCAGCGAGCATTGAAAGTGCGAATGTGCCTTCGATGTTAGTGGTCTTATAAGCCTCGCCATCGAGAGTCTGGTATGTCTCACGAAGGTTAGTCTTAGTTAGGACTGCGCTAGTTGCTTGTGCCTCGATATCTGTTCCACCTGTGAAAGATAGAGAAATATCGCGACCTGTGATTACTACAGTTGCCATATTATTTTCCTTTAGTTTGTTTGTGTATAGTAGGTAGAAACTCTGATATCGGCCACCAATACATTGGAAGGGCCAACTTGAGTTACTGTTGGTTTTTCAACCGCTCCGACTGTGTACCCTGCTGGGATCACCTTCAGAACACTTATTACGAGCTGCTCGAGGTTATCGAGAGA